CTATTGGTGTTACTGGATTTATGTTGTAATTAGTTATTAATAATTCTTGTTTAACATTTTCTTCAGTTCCTTTATCACCCCTATGAACCATTGAATATCTAAGATTCCAAAAATTTAATTCATATGCTGAGTATAATTGTAGCAAACGATGATTCACATTGTAGGTAATCATAAAATTATATTTGCATTTGTAAACATTTTCTGCAAATAAATTATGATCAAATGATTTATGCATTTCACGATTCTTACCATATAAAAAATCTTTAATGTCATATGGAGGATCAAGAAATACAAATGTACTATCAGAACCATCTGCATTCATAACTTCTGAGTAATCAATGTTTGTAATCTTCCAATGTTGAATTAACTTTGAAAACTCTTTTAACTTATCTGCACCTACTAATGAAAAGTTAGCGTTGGATGCTGTTGGTGAAAATGTGCTATTCTCTGTTAATCCAGAGTAACTACATTTGTTTACAATAAAAAATGCAACTGCTTTTTCAAAGTCATCATAAGTATCAATTTCTTCTTTGTATTTGTTGAATAATTCTTTTGCACTTGCAGTTACGTTATCTTTATCTCCTTCATCAAGAGTATTTTGTTTTTCTTCACGAACTCTTTCTGATAATTCTTCACCACGATCTCTTAGTTGTATCCAAAAATTATATAAAGGAACATACAAATCATTTATCCAAACTGGTATATCTGGATTTGATTTTGTAATATCAATCGCAATCGAACCACCACCAATAAATGGTTCACGATATTCTGATATAATTTTAGGATACCACTGCGATAAAGTTTTGATTGCTTTTGATTTACCGCCAGGATATCTTAATGGAGTTTTAAGAGATTTAAGAGACATTATTTAATTTCTTCCCAAATGATATAATCATCAGGGTCAATCATTTCTCTCATTGGCATGTAAGGACCTGTACCTCTATGTCTATCTATTAGTTCCATTTCCATTTTGATCTCAATCATTTCAGTAAGATCACCAACTTTTTCAGACATCTTACGATATCCATTACCAACATAGATTTGACCTGCCATAACTGCGACAGTAGCAGCACCCCAAAAGATGTAGTATCGACTTGATTTCACTTGATGTTTTAGTTTTGTGTAAGATTTAGTCATAATTAAATAATCAATTTTTTAGTAGGAGTTGATATCTTACCAAACATAGTTTTATATTCCTCAACTATTTCTTCTTGAGGTTCTCCTATGTAAACAACATACTTTTCTGCTACTTTTATTTTTCCTTTTTTATGTAAAGGAGACCAAGGAGCAAATCCAATTTGTCCTGGTTGTTGAGATGGTACAGCAACGATTGGATTTTCCATCGTAATTGTATACTCATTTTCTTCGATAACGTCGGCGATTACATCTTCGCCAGACCACATACGGATTAATTTAATAGTCATTTGAATTCACATTCTACCATGATTTCGGTTAACGCCGCCAAAAGATTAATCTCTTGATCTGCGACGAACGCAATTTGGAATTGATACTTCGCAATAATAAGGACAGCAGCAGGAATACTACTATTGACCAATGAGTCATAAAGGCTATCGTAAATACGACGCAATAAAACAGAAGTGTCGTTGTCCATGTTGGTAACAACCCACTTCCTAACTTCGGCAAAGTTTTTTTGTTTAAGGTTTTTGATAAGATCATTTACAGCAACATCTGAAAATGCAGCAAGTATGCCACTATCTATTTTACCACTAACTGCATATCTTTGACACTCATTAAGAACTCTTCTCCAATCTGGAAAATGTTTGTTAATGAGTTCTGCAAGAACTTTCTTATCTGCTTCTACTTTTTCCTCATCAAGAATAGAATTTAATCTTGCGAAGAATTGTGCTGCTATTGTTGGTTTGTCTTTTTTATTAACTGAGAAATCAACAACAGAACACCTACTATGTAAAGGGTCGATAATTTTGTTTTTGTAATTACAGGTAAAGATAAACCTGCAGTTTTTGGAGAACTCCTCAATACTCGCTCTGAGAAGGAGTTGTACATCGGAAGTGGTATTGTCTGCTTCATCAATGATAATGACTTTATGTTTCGACTCGCTTGTAAGAGAGACGGTAGATGCGAAGTTCTTTGCGTTTGTCCGAACAGTGTCGAGAAAACGTCCTTCATCCGATCCATTAATAACATAATAATCTGCTCCAAGTTGATTGCATAATGCTTTTGCAACTGTTGTCTTACCAATACCCGGTGGGCCTGATAGCAACATGTTTGGTATCTCACCTGCTTGAAGAAAATCTTGAAAGGTTTTCTTGATACCGTCAGGTAAAATACATTCATCAATTGTTTTAGGTCGATACTTCTCAACCCAAATAAAATCACTCATAACCAATCAGGTTTACGATCAGGTTTCCTAAGATAATTATCGCATACCCAAGGTTTAGATGCAATGTATCTTTTATACTTCGTTAGAATATCAATACTTGGATCATGTTTAAACTCATCAGGGCCTGCAAAAGCAAAAGGTGTTGCCTCTTTGTGACAATCTAATGTCTTGCCTGTATGTCTTTCAAATACTTCTTCTGCAGCATTCATTGCAGTTTGACAAGAATGTATTTTACCATATCTGGTTTCATACTCATTGAGTAAAGCAAATCCATGCTGAATTAACCATGCAGTATTGGCAACACTTTCTGCTGCCCATATTGTACATGGATGTCCACGGAAAGCACCCTTCTCTGTGTTGTAAGGTGTTCCATCTTTCTTAGGTAGTAAATCATTACCCCAGTCGTAGTACCATTTAGAAAATACGACTGCCAACATTTGGCAAGTTTCTAATGGCATCTTAACCACATGTTTGTCAGGCAACACTTGTGCTGAAACATTTGGGTCAGGATCGGTCACAAAAATGTTCATAATAAAAATATCTTACTTCTATTATAACATAGTTTTATTCTTTAGCAATATCTTTTTTCGATTCATTTTGTTCTTTCATATATTCTTCTCTTCCATCTTTCGTAAATACTTTTTTCTCATAATCAAAGTAAGGATGTGGTTGAGCATTTTCAAAAGGATTCTTTGTTATATTTTTAATAACAATAAACTTATCTTTTGCAAATGTACCTGCGATTTGAACTTCAATATCATCACCATCTTTCCAGTTTATCTCACCCTTCAGATTAGTATGAAGCATTGCTTCCTGTATTTGATCAATAATTTCTTGTGTAAGTTTCATTCTACTATATCAAAGTGCCATTTTATATGTTTTATATAATCAAAAGTGCAACCAATATCTTTGTCACACTGAATATCATATTTTCTATCACAAAGAAAATTTCTTAGTTCTTGAATCGATGAAAAAGAACCTTGAGTTTCAAAATCTTCGTTGTATAGAATGTACTTCATTTCTTTTTAAAGACTCCTAATTTTGTTAGGAGATAAAGTGCTAATGCTGTCCAGAAGACAACTTCTAATCCGATGTTATTCATTATGTAGATAACTGAATGATTTTAGAAATATCAATCACTGCAAAGAAAGAAGATACAAAAGCAATATCATATGCTTTACAATTAATTGAAAATGGTAATACTAAAAGATTACCAAAAAGTCTAGCAGTACAACCAGACTTAACATCAACATATAAGACTAGAAAATATCCTAATATTAAAAGAATACTCCCTATCAATCGACATCTATTAATAGCGGTCATTGAAACGTTGAGTCAGGTTCAAGTGCTATGTAGTAAGTAAGATTCAATTTACTATTTGTAAATTTAGATAGTAACTTAGAAGATACTACAACATCATATGAACCGGGAATGATTCTGATGTTTTCAACCTTAAAGTTAAAAGTAAAATTCTTATCCGTTTCTCCTACAGTAACTGCATATTCGTTTGATGTATCATTCTTCTTATCACGAACAATTAACTTAACAACACCTTCACCACCAACAACTGCTAGGTCTGGTAATTGATAAACTGCTGCTGCCTTTAAAAGTTTTTCTAATGAATTACTATCTAACTGGAAACATGCATCCTGTGATGGTAAAGATATCTCTTTCTCAGGAGGTGCAATAATAACCTGTGGATCTGCAAAGAAATATTTTACTTTTCTTCTACCTTCACGGATTGTAAGATATGTTTCTTCAGAGAAATCAAGATCAGGATCTTGATGTAAACTTAATCCATTTAGAAATTGATTGAGATCATAGATTGCAACATCTCTTGGAAAATCTTCTGGTATCTCTGCTTCAGCGAGAATATTCTTTGCAACAGATATAGTGCGAAGTTGATTACCTTTTTTCACAAGGATTGAATTATTAATTCCTGCAAAATTCTTGAGGATACCTAAAGTGTTATCACTTAAATTCATTGGCATAATTGTTAAGGCATTTGTTCAAAATTTCCTGATGGCATAGATGGTGTTCCATAGTGCTCATCAAAGTGTAATAATAGCATAGCATAATGTATGACTTTCATCAAGTCTTTTTTATTTCTTCCGTCTTTGTTTCCATACCGACTTCCATACTTCAGTATGTTTGCCTGACAAAAACCTGATGCAAGTTCTTTTGATGCCATTAGGTCTATTGTCTGAACATTACGAAACTCATGAGACTTTCCTGTATAATGTCCTTGATATGTTCCTGATACATACTCTCTTATATCATTTAAAATTTCTTCTTCATGATATTT